ACCCGTCACTCCCAGCCGAGAGGTTTGAAGGGGGTGGTGTGAAAGTCGCCAAGTTCGAACACTATGTTCAGATGGTTCTGTACATGGGCTACTATAGTTTAAAAAAGGCGATTTATTTGGCAGTCAACAAGGATAACGACCTTTTGTACGCCGAAATTGTTGACTTCGATCAAGCCATATACGATATGTACGTAGGTCGTGCGGGTAAGATCGTTTTCATGAACACAGGTATCCCTGCTCGTATTAGCGAGAACTCCGGTTTCTTCAAGTGCAAGTTCTGTGACTTTAAAGATATCTGTCATCGAGGCGAACCACCCGCCCGTAATTGCCGGACCTGCGCCGCGTCCTGTACAGTCGACACCGGCGAATGGCAGTGTATCACGTTCGAAAAGTATATCGACAAAAAGACCCAAATGGCAGGGTGCCCCGAGTACGACCGCAAGATGGAGTTTAAAGACTAATGAAGCTTATTCCACGAGAATATCAGGACTTCGCCGCCCGAGCTCTGATAGAGTACTTCCAAGAAGGAGGTACAGGTAATCCGCTCGTGGCGGCTCCTACCGGGGTGGGTAAGTCGGTCATGATAGCCCGCTTTTTAAACCTCGTATTCGAAATGTGGGGGTATCAACCTTTGAAGGCGATGATGCTGACTCACTCTAAAATTCTTATCGAGCAGAATCTAGAAAAGCTCCTTCAATTGTGGCCAACTGCTCCGGTCGGTATCTGCTCAGCTGGCCTAAAACGCCAGGACACCAAGAACCCTATTATATTCGGGGGTATCGGTTCTGTTGCCAATATTCCTCTATACTTCGGTCATGTTGACTTCATTTTGGTTGACGAAGCCCACATGATATCACTGAAGGAAAGCGGTCAGTACCGTCAATTCATAAACGATATCAAAACTGTCAATCCGAATTGTGTTGTCGTCGGTTTCACCGCGACTAAATTCCGAATGGGGCAAGGTCTCTTGACCGAGGGGGATGGCGCGTTATTCACCGACATCGTTTGCGATATGACCACAATGGACGCCTTCAATTGGTTCATCGACGAGGGCTATCTCTGCCGACTCCGCCCGGTTGTCACCGAAAACGAATACGATACCACCGGAGTCCGAACTCAGGCCGGCGAGTATCATCAAGGGGATTTGGCAGCTGCCGTCGATAAGAAAAACTTGACAGAAGCGGTTATTGCTGAGTCCATCCGAATCGGCCGGGATAAAAAGTCATGGTGCGTATTCGCGTCAGGAGTCAAGCATACCATCCACATGGCTGACGAACTAAATCGCCAAGGGATAAAGACGACCTATGTTCATTCGAACACAAAAGAATTCAAAATGTCCGATGCTGAGGTAGAGGAACGCATCGCCGCATATCAGGCCGGCGAATATCGGGCAATCGTCAGTAATGGGATTCTGACTACCGGGTTTGACCATCCGGCGTTGGACTTTATCGTAATGACCCGCAAGACCAAATCAGTAGTATTGTGGATTCAAATGCTCGGACGAGGTACCCGCCCGTTCTATGAGTTCGGTTACGATCTATCAACTAAAGAAGGACGACTCGATGCGATTGCTAATTCTGATAAACCTTATTGCCTTGTTGCCGATTTTGCTGGTAATTGCCGAGAACTCGGCCCAATCAACGATCCGCAAATACCTAAGCCTAAAGGAAAGAAGGAGCCCGGCGATGCGCCTGTACGTATTTGCGGTGAATGTGGCACTTATAACCACGCTTCTGCTACTTGTTGTGAACATTGCGGTGTTGAGTTCCCCCGGCTTTTGCAACTGAATGTTAAGGCTGCGAAAGAGGAACTTATAAAAGAATCCAAACCAGCCGAGCCGATAGAGGTAAAAATATTCCCGGTCAAGCGGGTTGAATATGCCCCTCACAATAAGCCGGGGCGCCCTCCGAGCATCCGTGTGACCTATATAACCGGCCAGACCCGCCGAACCCTTGAGTGGATTTGCCTTGAGCATGGCGGGAATATAAGCAGTCGCGCTAAGAATTGGTGGCGTCAGCGCTGTGATATTCCACCGCCAGACTCGACTGATGAAGCCCTGATGATAATTCACGAACTCCGTGAGCCGACTCACATCCATGTTCGGGTAGATGGCGGACGATCGGATATCATCAACTATGATTTTGCGAAACCGCTTGTCGAAACCGAGTAAACGGGATATAATTTAAACATTGAGTGAGGCAATCAAATGACTTCGATAGATTGGAAACAAACGAAGGCGATGAATCGGCAGGTGATTGAAATACAAAAACTTGCCATCGAGTTTGATCGGATTCAGACCTGCACGAATTGTCAGCATTGGAATAAACAAAGCCAGCGCTGCGACGAATTTAAAATGCTTCCACCGGCTGAGGTTATCGTGACCGGATGTGAAGAGTGGATTTACATTATACCTTTTTAAGAGGACATCATGGGTAAGTACGACTTTCAAGGCAAATGGGCCATCATCGACCGGGAGGCTATGAAGTTTGTGGCCATCGCTAACGGGCATGAATTGGCCACATTGATCGCGGATATCGCATCGGTGGAAACCACCATCGTATCTTTCCCGCTCGATGTTCAGCGTCATTTTTCCCACTTCTCGGCGTTGGAAATGAAAATGCTTCACAAGAACACCACCGGGATTCCGACGGTCCCCGGCTCGGTACTGAGCTACGGAAGCACGATCAAGGATTGCTATGATCTGGCAGTCAACCAAATTCCGGTCGACACCCGTACCGTGTTCGAACTCAACGCCGAGATTGCGAAACTGCCACCGCCTGAAGAATCGGACCATAAGACCAAAACGCCGCCATTCTTGACCAAGTTGTCCGACGCGCAGAATTATCCTGCGACGAGTACTGTCAAGTCGGCCATCCCTAAAGTACCTCGCGCCGCAGCATCGCCGGGTGCGGCCCCATCCAAAGGGGCAACAGGTAAAGTCTGGACGATCGCCGACCGGGTCCGCGCCGAATCGGGTAACAGTCCGGTAGATAAAACCCTCCGTGCGAAGATCATCGCCGCGTGTGAGGCCGAAGGTATCAACGCAGGAACCGCAGCAACGCAATACGGGAAATGGAAAGCAACCCAATCCTGAAAATAGCAACAATAAAGGTCTAGTCAATGACAAGACCTTATGACATAATGAAGTTCTGGAAGCAAAAACGATTCACCCGGATTTATCTAAACTCAACCACGAAAAGGAAACAAAATGAAAACCTCCCGCGTACTGTTTGCAACCGCCATGATGGCCTGCCTGATGTCCCCGACCGATGGCGAAGCCTCGACCAATGCCGGCGCCGCTCCGACCGCGATCCCGCCAGCACCGGTGAAAGCCCCGACCAAAGCCGAGCAGAAAGCCGCCGACAAGAAAGTCAAGGACGACGCCAAGGCCAAGGACAAAGCCGAGAAAGAAGCCAAGGCCAAGGAAGCCGCCGCAGCCAAGACCGAAAAAGTCGAGCAGAACGGCGTCACCCGCCCGGCCTCCGGCAAGACCAAACTGGTGTGGGATATCGCCGACGCCATGTCGAAAGAACTGAAAGCGCCGGTCACCCGCAAAGCCGTCACCGACGCCCTGATCGCGGCGCCGCACCTGCTGGTCATCGGTACCATTCATACCCAGTACGGTAAATGGCGCAAGTTCCACGGTCTGGTGAAAGAAGTCGCTGCTCCTGCTGAAGCGCCAGCGCCGGCCGGCGAAGCCCCAGCCGCCGAGTAATACCAAGTCGTCGGAATAGCGGGGCCGTCCCCTCACAATACGGCCCCGCTTTCTTTTTGTAGTAAGTCCGGGTACCGCGAAAGCGATCCCTTAACTCGGAAACCAAAATGCTGAACAAGCAAATCCCCATCAAACAGGACTTGGGCCACCCCAACTCCTTGGCAGTAAACTCGATCTTCTATACCATTCAGGGTGAGGGTCCGTTCGCCGGAACCCCGGCAGTCTTCGTTCGTCTGGCCGGCTGCAACCTGCAATGCCCCGATTGCGATACCGAATATGGATTGTGGAAGGTAATGTCGGTTAGCGACATTCTGGAGGCGATCGCCGAAGTAACGCCAGAAACCAATCGGGTTCGCTGCCCGTTGATCGTCATCACTGGCGGCGAGCCATTCCGCCAGAACATCCGCAAGCTGACTATCGCCCTGCTGGAAAATCTCTACCAGGTTCAGGTCGAAACCAACGGTACGCTTTTCGCCGATCTGGATTACGCGTTCGCGCATCATAGTTTCACGATCGTTTGCTCGCCGAAGGGTTCCAAGGTCAACGCATTACTGTGGCCACATATCAAGGCGTTGAAATATGTCTTGAACGCGGATTCGCAGAATGCCGACGACGGCCTGCCAATTCTGGCGCTCGGTCACGGTACAAAACAGGTCGCTCGTTGGCCTGAGCATTGGAAGGGTGAAGTCTACATCCAACCGGTCGACGTTCAAGACGAGAACGCAAACAAACGTCACCTGAAAGCCGCAGTCGATGCGTCGCTGAAGTTCGGTTATCGTCTGTGCCTGCAAGTTCACAAAATCATCGGGGTGGCATGATGGCAAAAGCTCTTATCATTCCGGCGCCTACTCGCCGGCTTATCATCGATCTGGAACCTTTCGAAGCTGAAACGCTGAAGGCCGTTATGCAAAATCCTCTGTACGACGGCGCCGAGTCGGCGGAAATGCGTGCAATTCGTGAAGTTATTTGGAACGCCTTACACAAAGATGGGGTGGCGTAATGAACCAAACCCGCGTGGGCAGTTTGATCGAAGCCGTCATCAATACGGTGATCGGCTTCGTCATTAACTTCACCGCCAACATGTTCATCTTCCCCCTGTTTGGTTTCAATATCAACTTGGGGCAAAACTTGGTCATGGGCCTGATCTATACGGCGATCAGTGTCGCCCGGTCCTATACCATTCGTCGCTGGTTCAATGCGTACCTGCATCGTCTGGCCTTAAAAATCGAAAAGGAACTCACCAAATGAAAACCAAAGCACTCGTCGTCCTGAGCGGCGGCCAAGATTCAACCACCTGCCTGTTTTGGGCTAAGAAGTATTTCGACGAGGTCCATGCGATCACGTTCGATTATGGCCAGCGTCACGCCATCGAAATCGAAGCCGCGAAGGAAGTGGCCTTGATGGCTTCGACGGCCTCCCACGAGATCGTTCTGGTACCTGATATCCTCCGGTCGACCTCCCCGCTGACCTCCGGCGCCGAACTGGAACAGTACGAAAATCACGACCAAATGGAAGCCGTCATCGGCGACCGGGTCGAGAAGACTTTCGTTCCGATGCGTAATACCCTGTTCTTGACGATCGCTATGAACCGCGCTGTCGACCTGGGTTGCTCGACCATCGTGACCGGCATCTGTCAGGCCGACAACGCGAACTACCCGGACTGCACCGACGAGTTCCGTCGTCAGTTTCAAAATATGGCAAACGAATCACTGGGACTGCGCGAGCATGAGTCGCAATATTTCAAAATCGGCGCCCCGCTCATGAACATGAGCAAAGCCGAGTCGGTCGCACTGGCCATGACCCTACCCGGCTGCATGGAAGCACTGGCCTACAGCCACACCAGCTACGACGGTAAGTATCCGCCGACCGACATGAACCACGCAAACGTCTTGCGCGCCAAGGGCTTCGAAGACGCCGGCGTTCCTGATCCGCTGGTTGTTCGGGCGTGGAAAGAAAATCTGATGAACCTGCCGGATACCCGCAATTATCTGATGCTGGTAGCTGACATGCCGGAGGATGAATAATGTATAAGTCCA